CTTTTAAGTGGTGGAATTTTGGGGATTGATAACAATGGACTATGATGGACGTAAAAGAATTATTGCAAATTGGCTTCTCGATTTCTTAAAGCGCTATGAAGCGCCAAGTCATCTTGATAAAGACGCCAGCCGTGAAGAAATGTTGCTTATGGTCGAGGATATTAACAGCGAGTGTCCAGCTGCTAATGAAGGTGGACTTAAGTGGCTTTTAGACGAAGCTGCAAAATATGTTCGTAAAAATCAAGTGAGTCGTAGATGGCCAACTATTAATATGTTTGTAAAAGGTATTAAGGAAAACAGAGATAAAATTAAAAAAGATTTTTTAGAAACTTCAGAAGAGTTTTCTCCGCAGCTAAATATTTTTAAAATTAATGCTCAAAGGATCAAGAAAAAAGAACCAGTTGATGAAAAATATGTTTCAGGAAAATATGCAGAGCTTTTGATAGAAAAAAACCTAATCTCCGAAACTGATTTAGAACCATACAGGAACTCGTAAAATGTCAAACAAAGAAAAAAAATGGCCAGCAACTCAAATAACTATGAAAGATACAAGTAAACTTATTCCTTATGCTCGTAACAGCAGAGTGCATAGCGAAGAACAAGTTGCTCAGATTGCTGCAAGTATACAGGAATGGGGATTTACAGTTCCAATACTTGTTGACGAAGACAATACCTTGATTGCAGGTCATGGTCGCTTAATGGCAGCGCAAAAACTTGAGCTTAAAAAAGTACCTACCATGTTAGCGACAGGATGGTCAGATGCACAAAAGCGCGCATACGTTATTGCTGATAATAAGCTGACAGAAAACTCATCTTGGGACGAAGAATTACTAAAGGTAGAAATTAAACAGCTTGAGATTGACCAATTTGACATATTAAAAATTGGTTTTGGTGCGGATGAGTTAGCAGATTTATTTTTAGATAAAGACTTTGGCGAAACAAACGCATTTGACGAATGGCAAGACATGCCAGAATATGAAAACGAAGACATAAATTATTTTCGTACCATAAAAGTACATTTCGACAATCAAGAGGACGTAGACGAATTTGCTGAAAAGACAGGTTTAAAGCTCACAGAAAGTACAAAATTCATTCGTTACCCTGAAAATATAAAAGAAGACCTTAATGCTTACCGAGTAAACGGTACGGACGATGCAGCCTAATTTTTCACTTTATATCCCAAGCAAAGGTCGCCATGAGTATATGATGACTTCGAAAGCTTTAACTTTGATGAAAGTACCGCATTTCATTGTAGTCGAGCCGCAAGAAGTAGATTTATACAACAAAGCAGTAAAGCATTGGGATCTATCAACAACTGTACTTAAGCTTGATATGTCTTTTAAAGAAAAATACGAGCTTTGTGATGATCTTGGTATGGAAAAATCTACTGGCCCCGGTCCAGCGCGAAATTTTGCTTGGGAACATTCAAAGCAAAATGGTGAAAACTGGCATTGGGTTATGGATGACAATATCCGCTATTTTCACAGATTTAATAAAAATTTACAGATTAAGGTAACTGATGGTACGTGTTTTCGTGTAATGGAAGATTTTGTACAAAGATACACAAATATCGGTATGGCTGGGCCAAATTACATGATGTTTGCGCCGCGCAAAAAACGATTGCCACCTTTTGTGCTTAATACACGAATTTATAGCTGCAATTTGATCCGAAATGAGCTTAAATACAGGTGGCGTGGCCGTTACAATGAGGACACAATTTTATCGCTCGACATACTGAAAGCAGGTTGGTGTACCACGCAGTTCAATGCATTTCTGCAAGAGAAAACCAATACGCAAGTTATGAAAGGTGGTAACACCGATGAGTTCTACCATGCAGAGGGAAAGGTACAAGACGGTGAAAGATATGCCGACACTGGAACGCTAGAAAAGTCCAAGATGCAGGTTCGCGTGCATCCTGATTGTTCTAGGCTGGTAAAAAAATATGGACGGTGGCATCATCACGTTGACTATAATCGCTTCAAGAAACAAAAACTAATTAGAAGACCAGACATTGATTTCAACGGGACGGTGCAAGACTACGGCATGAAAATGGTCAAAGTAAAATGAAAACAGGGTTCACAGCTTCTACGTTTGATCTATTACACGCAGGTCATATTGTGATGCTGCACGAAGCAAAAACTATTTGTGACCATCTTATCGTAGGACTTCATGTAGACCCATCTACAGAACGCCAATATAAAAATACACCAATACAGACATTGGTGGAGCGATACGCACAGCTCGCGGCAGTAGAGTACGTTGATAAAATAATACCATACGAAACAGAAAACGATCTGCTAGATATTCTAAAAATGTATCCGATTGATGTAAGGGTGATTGGCGAGGAATACCGTGACAAAGATTTCACAGGCAAAAACCTAGATATGCAAATCCACTATAACAAAAGAAGGCACGATTTTAGTTCGAGCCTCCTTCGTGAGCGAGTAGCGTATGCAGAAAGCATCAAGAAGCAATCAAACATTACAGATATGAGCGGCTGATCCAAGTTCGTTTACAGCATAAATCATGGTGCGTTTATCAGAATGAGTAGAGCCATATTCTTTAGCTTCGCTGAATGTATTGCATTCTGTGCGAATTCTATTTGCGCCTTTGCCGCGTACAGCTACAAAGTGAGTTGCTTCGTTAAAGATTTTTTCTTCGTATCCAGTAGTAAATTGCATGGTAGCCTCCAGTTTCTATATTTACAGAGTAACGATACTACTCATATTGTCAACAAATCATTTACAAATAAAAGCACTATTGGAACATTCAGAATTTATGGTATAAACAAGATGCTTACACAACATATAGGGATATGTAATGGCAGACACACAAGACGATCAGTCAGAAGGCAAAAAACGTGGGCCAAAGGGACCATCTAAAGGTTTGAGTGAAAACGATTTTAACCGTTTACTTAACATGGTTAGAATACAATGCACTCAGACAGAAATATGCAGCATTTTAGGTATGTCTGACACCACACTTAAGCGCAGATTAAAAGAAAGAGGATACGAGAATTTTGTAGACCTCTATAAAAGGCATAACGATGAAGGCAGAATGTCTTTGAGGCGGATGCAATGGCAAGCAGCAGAGAATGGTAATCCAACAATGCTTGTTTGGCTTGGAAAGCAATATCTTGGTCAAAAAGATAAGCAAGAACAAACTATTTCTGGTGAACACGTACATGCTTATAAGTGGATAACTGATGACAGTTCGGACAATTAATTATCGCCCAAGAAAGTTAATCAAAGCTTTTCACAATAGAACTGAAAGGTTCGCTGTAATTATTGCTCATCGGCGCTTTGGAAAAACGGTTGCAGCAATTAATGACTTAATCAAAGACGCTCTTACTATTCCATTGCCAAATGTACGTGTCGCATACATAGCTCCTTACTATAGCCAAGCCAAAGCCATTGCTTGGGATTACCTTCGTGAATATACGCAAGACGTTGAGGGCGTAACTTACAATACTTCAGAGTTGCGTGTAGATTTTCCCAATGGCGCGCGCATTAGATTGTTTGGTGCAGATAACGCAGACACCCTTCGTGGGCTTTACTTCGATCATGTTGTGCTTGATGAGCCTGCAGACTTTCCAGCTAGAGCTTGGCCAACCGTTATTCGTCCAGCGCTTGCAGATCGTAAAGGTAAAGCTACATTTATTGGTACGCCGAAAGGCAAAAATCAGTTTTATGATACTTACATTCAAGGCAAAAATAATCCCAATTGGTTTACTGCAATGTTTAAGTCGTCTGAAACAGGACTTCTTGATCCAGACGAGCTTGAAGAAGCTAAAAAGGCTATGGGTGAAGACAGATTTGAGCAAGAATTTGAGTGTAGCTTTGAAGCTGCAATTCAAGGCGCTTATTATGCGAAAGAAATAAAAAATTGTTCGTCTGAAAAAAGAATTTGTGGCGTGCCTTATGATCCATCAGTTGGAGTTGTTACGGCATGGGATCTCGGTTATTCCGACAGCACAGCAATTTGGTTTGCTCAATATGTTGGTCAAGAAATTCATTTAATTGATTATTACGAAAATAGTGGGGTTGGTTTGGAAAAATACGCAAAAGTATTATCTGAAAAAGGTTACCACTACGAAGAGCATATTTTACCGCATGATGTACGCGTTAAAGAGCTAGGAACAGGAAAAAGTCGTCTTGAAACATTAGATGCTTTAGGAGTACGAAACATTAAAATTGCACCAATGCTTGGAGTTGATGACGGCATTCAAGCAGCAAGGTCTATGCTTAATCGGTGTTGGTTCGATCAAGAAAAATGTGAGCGTGGTGTTGAAGCTTTACTTCAATATCGCAGAGAATTTGACGAAAGACTTAAAACTTGGCGCGGCAGACCTTTGCATGATTGGACTTCTCACGGGGCAGATGCGTTTAGATATTTGGCTGTTGGTCGTAAAGAGCAAACCGATTGGGGCGCACCAATCAAGCGCGGATTGCGTGGGATAGCATAATGTGATATTATGTGATTATAATTCACAAGGTGCATCATGGCAAAAATGACTAAAGCACAAATTGCAAGAGCTAAGGCTATGTCTAAGCGCCGGGGTTCTGCATATCCCAATGCATGGTCAAATTTAAAAGTCATTAAGACGGATGCAAAGAAATCCAAGAAAAAACCAGCAAAGAGGAAAGCATAATGCGCTATGGCAAAAAGGGCATGGGTAAGAAAAAAGGCGGGAAAAAGAAATGAAGACTGGTAAGTATTCTTCCGCAGCATCTTTCAAGCCATGCAAAGGCTGTCCAACACCCGGTAAATGCGCAATGGCTGGAAAATGCCTTGCAAAGGGTTAAAGGTTAAATTTTTCCTATGCGTACAAAAGCTGAAAAGATAGCGGCTGCAAAAAAGCGGCACGGGTTTACGGCAGTCAATAAACCGCGCCGTGGTGGTCCTAAGAAGTTTGAAGTATTGGCGGTTGAGGGAAATGAAGTTAAAAAGGTTAACTTTGGCGATCCCAATATGTCCATTAAGAAAAGTACCCCAAGTAGAAAAGCATCGTATTGTGCGCGTTCTGGTGGTATAAAGGGCAAGAATAGTAAATTGTCGGCTAACTATTGGTCGCGTAAAGCATGGGACTGTTAGATGGCACTTTCAACTTATTCAGAGCTTAAAACCTCAATTTCTAGCTGGTTAAACCGTGAAGACACAGACACCATTGCCAAAATACCAGATTTCATTGCGCTGGCAGAAACTGATATTAACCGCAAAGTGCGCCATTGGCGAATGGAGCAGCGATCTACAGCGACACTTGATGCTAGATATACACAGCTTCCTCCCGGTTTTATTGAGGCGGTTCGCTTCCATTTAGATGTTGATGAAAGGCCAATAGAGTTACTTACGCCTTTAGCATTGCAGCAACGCCGTTTGAGCAACTCAGACACTCAGGGAAGGCCGCAATTTTATGCCATCATTGCTGGTCAAATAGAAATTTGGCCTACACCAGACGGCGATTATACTGGCGAGCTTTATTATTATTCTAAAACGGCTCCTCTGAGTGATGTTACTACGACAAACTGGATTTTAGAACATTTCCCAGACGCATACCTTTATGGCTCACTAATGCACTCTGCACCTTACTTGGTTGATGATGCAAGAACCACAATATGGGCATCGTTGTATCAAACCGCTATTGATGGTATAAATGCAAACAATGAAAAAGCTAAATATGGCGGCTCAGGTTTGCGGATGCAAGTAAACACCTACTAGGAGAGTAAAATGGCAAGCATTGCAGATTATGTGCTAGACGCTGCACTAGCTAAGTTAGACACCGAAGCAAACCGCATCGACATTACCTCTCAGGAGGCTACGTCATATGCGGAGGCGACAAGCACCTACACGCTAGGCAACAGCACCTCAGTATCGTTTGGTGCGCCAGAAGATGGTGACGTGTCAGGCCGCAAGACAACCTGCGCAGCGATCTCAGGTGGCTCAGTGACAGGTTCAGGTACTGCAACGCATTACTCTATCACCGATACTTCAAACTCGCGTTTGCTCTGCACTGGCTCTTTGACGACATCGCAGTCGGTAGTGTCTGGTAACACATTTACAGTTGCTACGTTTGACGTAGAAATCCCTGACCCCGCATAGGTGAAATATGGTTGTTTTAGCCAATCGCGTAAAAGTTGAGACTGCGACCGCAGGGTCAGGAACTGTAACTCTTGGCGCTGCCTTTAACGGTTATCAGACATTTGGAGATGGAGGTATTATCGACGGCGATACTGTTCGTTATACCATTGAAGATGGAGACGACTTTGAAATAGGTTCTGGGTTATATACAGCAGTTGGCACGACAATGACCCGAGTATTGATTGAAAGCAGCACGGGCAGCTTACTTAATCTGTCAGGCAGTGCGTCTGTGTTTATTTCTGCTGGCGTTGAGGAAGTTTATGGCTACGTCACAAGCACACTCAATGCGGACCGCACGTTGGATAGCGGCGTAGAGTTTGACACAGGCAAGGGCTTTACCATTGCAGACGGTGTTACTCTGATAATCCCAACGGATGCGCAACTTGTGATTAACAATTACACTGAAAAAAGGCCGTTTTAGGAGATAGGAAATGCCCCTTAAAATTAACTCAACGAACGGCTCGGTTACGCTTACCCCACAGGACGGCGTAGGCAACGTGGACATTACGGTTCCGCGTTCACCAGTTGTCGGGCAAGACCACGCTGGGGAGTTCATAGCTGATAGCTACAACGAGCGCTATGAGGCGGTTACGTCAACATCAAACGCGACAACAGTAAACTGCGAGAATGCAAACTCGTTTAGCCATGTTTTGACTGAAAATACGACTTTTACGTTTAGTAACCCGCCAGCATCTGGAACTGCATACACATTTAGTATTGAGATTATACAGGATGCGTCTGCGTCTGGCTTCACCGTTACTTGGCCCACATCTGTTGATTGGCCCCGCGCAACTGCTCCAACGCTAACCGACGCCGCTTCTGCAAAAGATTTGTTTGTGTTTTATAGCCGTGATGGCGGCACAACGTGGTATGGCTTTACTGCTGGTCAGGCATTGGGGTAAGCTATGGCGACTAAGAAAAAGCTGCTGCAAATTTCCCCGTCAGGTATAGATGGCTATTTGCTTCACACGCTAGATAATCCTAACCCTTACGGTACAAGTGCAAGCGATAGATTTGGCCTTTCTGTATCAATTTGTGATGATTACGCTATAGTTGGCGCGTATACTGAAGATGACGCTGGTGGATCAGACAGTGGAAAAGCATACATATTTAACCCGTCAACTGGCGCGTTGCTTCAAACGCTAGATAATCCCAACGCTTATAGTACAAGTGCAAGCGATTTTTTTGGCTATTCCGTATCAATTTGTAATAATTACGCTATAGCTGGCGCGTATGCTGAAGATGACGCTGGTGGAGGGGCCAGTGGTAAGGCATATATATTTAACCCGTCAACAGGTGCGCTGCTTCATACGTTAGATAATCCAAACGCTTACGATACAAGTATAAGCGATAGATTTGGCTGGTCCGTAGCAATTTCCAGCAGCCACGCTATAGCTGGCGCGTATGTTGAAGATGACGCTGGTGGGATAAGCAGTGGTAAGGCATACATATTTAACCCGTCAACTGGCGCGTTGCTTCACACGTTAGATAATCCCAACGCTTACGGTACAGGTCAAAGCGATTATTTTGGCTGGTCCGTATCAATTTGTGATGATTACGCTATAGTTGGCGCGTTTCTAGAAGATGACGCTGGTGGAACAGACAGTGGAAAAGCATACATATTTAACCCGGTTACGGGTGCGTTGCTTCACACGTTAGACAATCCCAACGCTTACGGTACAAGTCAAGCCGATAGATTTGGCTATTCCGTATCAATTTGTGATGATTACGCTATAGTTGGCGCGTATTTTGAAGATGAACCTGATGCAATTGGATTAGAAAGTGGAAAAGCATATATATTCAACCCGTCAACTGGCGCGTTGCTTCACACGCTAGATAACCCCAACGCTTACGGTCAAACTTTCAACGATTATTTTGGCTATTCCGTATCAATTTGTAATAATTACGCTATAGTTAGCGCGTATGCTGAAGAAGACGCTGGTGGGTCAACCAGTGGAAAAGCATACATATTTAACCCGGTTACGGGTGCGCTTCTTCACACGTTAGACAATCCTAACCCTTACGGTACAAGTGCAAACGATGTTTTCGGCTCTTCCGTATCAATTTCTAACAGCCACGCTATAGTTAGCGCGTATCAAGAAGATGACGCTGGTGGGTTAAACAGTGGAAAAGTATATATATTTGATTGAAAGGACTGAAGATGTTGTACCTAAGATGCTCTGGAAGCGAAATTTTGGAGTTTCCACTAACGATGGCGGCTCTCAAGTCTGCGCATCCCAATACAAGTTTTCCTAAAAGGCTGCCGGATAATGGGTTGCCAGATTTTGGGGTTTACCCTGTAGGTGAAACTGACGCTCCAAGCTATAATGTAAGGACGCAAAATATTGAGCGTCAATCGCCAAGTATGTCTGGTGGTACTTGGTCAATTGGCTGGTCTATTGTGCAGAAAACTCAAGACCAAATAGATCAGTACGATCAACGCATAGCTGGGAAAAACAGGCTTAAACGTAATGAATTATTGCTGCAAACAGACTATTTTGCATTGACTGACGTTACAATGGACGCGGCAATGACTAGCTACCGTCAGGCTTTGCGTGATATAACCTCTCATACAAGCTGGCCTCATTTAAGCGACGATGATTGGCCGACAAAGCCAGAATAGGGGCGCGATATGCCACTCAAATTTGAAACTGCAAACGGATCAATCACTGTGACCGCAGAGGATGGCAGCGGTGACGTAGCGGTTACGTTTCCACGCAGCGCCTTTGTGCAAGCCGCGCATACTGGAAACGTAAGTATCACTGGCGATTTAACGACTGTTGGAAACGTAAGTGTCACTGGCGATTTAACGACTGTTGGAAGCGCAAGTGCCACTGGAGAGTTTATTGCGGGCAGCTACAACGAAACTTACGCAGCCTTGTCTGGCACATCCCCAACGGTCAACTGCCACAATGGCAACGTCTTTGCTCTAAGCACAACAGCCAATACCACCTTCACATTTACCAATCCCCCTGCATCTGGCACAGCTTTTGGATTTACACTCAAGCTAACTGCTGGTGGAACTCACATAATTACTTGGCCCACATCTGTTGATTGGGCTGGCGGTAGTGCGCCTGATGCACCCGCTAGTGGAGAGACTAATGTGCTTGTCTTTATCACCTACGATGGCGGTACAACATGGTACGGCTTCCAAGCTGGAGCGGCAATGGCATGAGTTCGACGGCGCGCATAATGCAAATGGCTGCGAGTGCAGGGGGGGCGGCAGAGATAACAGATTACACTTATGTTACATACACAACTGGCGGCTCAGCACAGGCTATTAATATGTCATCTAGCGCACAAGCTGGAGATATTGCTATCGGTTATACAAGTGGTGTTGGCGGCAGCTCCACTGCGACTTGGAGTGGCTTTACTCTCATAACAGGCATTTCCAGTACATTTGACGATGTGTTCCAATATAGAATTGTTCAGCCGGGGGACGCTGGCTCAACATTCACTAACAGCAATTCTACAGGCTACGATGTTTGCGCTTTATTTATAATTAGGCCAAACGTCCCAGCAGGGACAGTAACGATTAACGATTTAAATAATAGCGGTCAAACAAGTTCTACTCCAGCAAACCAGCTTCTGGACACGCCGTCCACATTGCCAAGACTTTTGGTAAGTGTTGGGTCGCAATATGGATATAGTTCCCACACTGTATCTGGCCATGGTTCGCCCAGCTACAGCACTGGCAGCTTTGCTTATGATTATACTTACGCAAGAATGTTGATGACGGTTGAAATACAAAATACGACTGCAGGGAGCAGGAGTATATCTATGTCCGACTACGGCAGCTATAACAGGCTAGTTAGCTGCATAATCACAGCGGAGCCGTAAGATGCTAGGTTTTGACGCACTCTCAAAAAGGCCGCTATCTGACGATGTATCGCAACAGCCAACGCCGGTTGATATTTTCGCTGGCGCGCCTATTGTTGACGCCCTTCCTTTAACTCAAAATTACGTTTTAGGCGCAGATGGCATTAGTGCGCAGTCAGTAGTTGATGACGCAGCACCGCAATACACAGATGTACTTTCTGCCGACGAAATCACGCTTGGTTTGCCCATCGTTGACACTGCACCTGTCTTTGAAAACGAGACCTGTGATGTTGACGATATTGCGTCTGGCGCACCTGTTGTTGACGCAGCAAGCGTCCAGTATACGGATGTTCTTGCAGCTAATGGCATCACTGCGAGCGCACCGCAAATTGGCACGCCACCGTTCTTCCAAGAATACGCGCTGACAATGGTAGAGATCACGGCGGGTGCGCCTACACTTCCCGCCCGGTTCCTCTGGGACTATCAAGAGCCTGAAATCGACAATTGGACAGGTGAGGCGGAAAATGATAGTGTATGGACAACGAAGGCTTACAGTAGTGACACTTGGGCGGAAGCCGCAGAGCCGACAGATATATGGACTGATTTGACTGACCCAACAGATGACTGGTTGGCTGCGGCGTAAAGGAGAGTTAGATGGCAATCACGATTACAAAACCAACAATTGGCGGGTCGGAGGACACTTGGGGTCTGACGATCAATACCGCGCTTGATGATGTTGTTGACGCGCTGAACGGCACGGCTGGAACGGTTGCCCCAGACCACACTGTCCTAACGATCAATGGAACAGACGTCACCAGCACGGCGGCTGAGTTGAACATACTTGATGGCGTTACGGCGACAACGGCAGAGTTGAATGTACTTGACGGCGATACGTCTGCAACATCCACAACAGTAATTGACGCTGACCGCGTTGTATTTAATGACGATGGCACAATGAAGCAGGTAGCCATGAGCGATCTGAAAACGTACATCAATGCCTCTGTTGGTTCTGGGTCTGTGACAAGCGTTGCTATGACAGTCCCAACAGGTTTGACGATCAGCGGGTCGCCAATCACAACAAGCGGAACACTGGGTCTATCATTCGCGTCTGGCTACTCTTTGCTTACGTCCGCTCAGGCGACATCTATTTCGAACATACCCACGACGACAAGCCAGCTGACCAACGACAGCGGCTTCATTACGTCTCAGTACACCCAGCCCACAACCGCTGGTGCTGTTGGCACTTATGTTTTTGCTTATGATAATGTTCAACGTCAACGTACATTTGGGGGTACTTATGCGGGTAGTGACCTGTACCCAGCTTCAGTATTGGCCAGCGGCAATGCTCAAGTATTTACCAACGGCACCATCTACCTGAGTACTGGCAGTGGCACTCTTTCGGGTACTTGGAGGATTATGGGCGATCATTATACTGCCTCAACCTGGCAAAACGCAAACCTTTACTTGAGGATTTCATAATGAGCATCACAATCACAGAAGTGCGCAATGCAAAGTCACTACAGTCTGACAACCTCCGTATGGACGTTGAGATCAGCCACCCCGACTACGGGTGGATACCTTACACTGTTGATCCTTCAGACACTGATACCACAGTTGACAACGCTGCCATCCTAGCTCTCGTTGGTGGTAACTTTAGTGCATATGTTGCTCCAACCCAAGCCGAGCTTGATGCTGCTTTAGCTGCTCAAGTCAGGGCGCAGAGAGACAGTCTTTTGGTGGTGGTAGATGTAGTCGTGAGCAACCCTCTGCGCTGGGCAGGCCTATCCTCAGATAAGCAAACTGAGTGGACTGTGTATCGCCAAGCCCTGCTCGATGTGCCTCAGCAAGCAGGCTTCCCAAACGCCATCAACTGGCCTACTCAGCCAGAGTAAAGGGGTTCCATGACACTTCTACCTCTCAAAATACCCGCAGGCTTCTACAAAACAGGCACGGACCTTGACGCTGCTGGTCGGTGGGAGGATGGGTCGCTTGTGCGTTGGCGCGATGGTTCCCTCCGCCCAATCGGCGGCTGGCGTGTTAATGAAAATATTGCCAGCATTACGCAAAATGCGCCAAGAGCCATGCACACTTGGGAGAGCAATAACGGCACACGTTATGTCTCTGCGGGGTCATACAGCGAGTTGTTTGCGGTAGTTTCTGGCGGCACAACTTACGACATAACGCCACCGGACCTTACTCCCGGCTCAGAGAGTGCTGCGGTTAACATTGGCTATGGCTACGGGTTTTATGGCGCTGGCCCATACGGAACGCCGCGCCCGGATACCGGAAATTTAGTTGAGGCAACCACATGGTCCTTGGACAACTTTGGGGAGTATTTGGTTGCTTGCTCAACATCTGATGGGCGCCTGCTTGAATGGCAGCTTGGTTCTGGCTCAGATGCGGCGGTAATTGCAAATGCCCCAACAAACAACGCTGGACTAATAGTTACTGAAGAGCGTTTTATCTTGGCCTTGGGCGCTGGTGGCAATCCTCGCAAAGTCCAATGGTGTGATCGTGAAAACAACACAAGCTGGACCCCGGCAACCACAAACGAAGCTGGTGACATCGAGCTGCAAACATCTGGGCAGATACAGACCGCAGTCCGCACCAGAGGGCAAACTCTTGTCATAACTGACATCGACGCTCATGCGGCTCGGTATATCGGGCCTCCGTATGTTTTCGGGTTTGAGCGTATTAGCACAAGCTGTGGAATTATATCACGCAAGGCTGCGGCTGACGTTGACATGGGCGTGTTTTGGATGGGCAGAGGTGGGTTTTTCCGCTTTGACGGCAACGTAGTGTCCGAAATACCGTGCGCGGTTCACGATTATGTTTTTGGCGATATAAACACATCACAAAAGAGTAAGACTTGGGCATTCACCAACGGCCAATATGGCGAGATTTGGTGGTTCTATCCATCATCAAATAGCAACGAGGTGGACCGCTATGTTGCGTTTGATTACAAAGAAAATCACTGGATGATTGGCAATCTTTCTCGAACCGCTGGAGCATCGCGTGGCGTGTTTGAGTACCCAATGCTTATTGCTTCAGATGGTGGAATGTATGACCATGAGGTTGGCTTGTCATATGTAGACACAAACACTCTTTTAGTTACTGTGTCTGGCGGTGTGTTTTATGTTGACGGTGCAGCCAAACCAGAGCTTACTTTAAAACGCGGTTACACCTACATATTTGACCAATCAGACAGCACAAATTCAAACCACCCGATAGCATTTAAAAATGCTGATAACACAACTTATACTCAAGGCGTAACAAACACAGGAACTCCGGGAAGTTCGGGTGCAAAAACTACGTTTATCGTTGCCAGTGATGCGCCTAGCAACTTGAAATATTACTGCACTGTGCATGGAAACTCTATGGGCAGCACAATAAGTGTCGGCAATTCTGATGGCGTATTTGCTCAAACCGGCCCAATTAGCATTGGCGCTGGCGACAACATCATGCAGGTTACGGATTTGATCCCCGACGAGAAGACGCAGGGCGATGTGAATGTAACATTTAAAAGCAGATTTTACCCAAACGATACCGAATACTCGCACGGGCCTTTCACCCCGACAAGCCCGACTTCTGTTCGGTTTTCTGGAAGGCAGATTAGGATGCGCGTTGAGGGTGACGCGCCATACGCAAGCTGGCGTGTTGGAACTATGCGAATTGATGCAAAGCCGGGTGGGCGTAGGTAATGGTCGCACCAGTATTACCACCAATCGGTGACAACATTAAGGCTTGGGGCAATAACCTCACAGCATATTTGCGCCGACAATTGCCGCGGCTTTACTTTAGAACCACAGATGACAACCCATCCGAGAATGGCATCATTCTTTGGGATGACGTTAACGGATACCCGGTCGTCTCAAAGAACGGTGAGTTTCGCCAGATCGTGTTGGAGGATGGCCAATATGCTGGCGGCATCACAACAGATCAGACTGCTGCATCTGCAAACACAGCGTACGCCTTGACGTACACATCCAGCATTGCCGATGGCATCACAAACGGCGCACCAGCCTCGCGCTTGGTGTTTGAGGAAGCTGGACAGTACATGATTGCGTTTTCGGCGCAAATTGCGTCCACATCCAGCTCAACTGTAAACTTCTGGTTTTGGCCCCGCGTCAACGGCACAGACGTTTCTGGGTCAACGATGAAAAGCGCACTGCATCAAAACGGTTCGGTCCTTGTTGTTAGCAGGTCTGCAATATTTGACTTTGCTGCCGGAGATTACTTGGAGGCGATGTGGGCTGTTGATAGCACTACTGGGTTTTTGCACTCAACTGCGGCAACGGCGTTTGCACCCGCAGCGCCGTCCTCAACCATTGCGATAACGAGGCTGCACGGCTAGGGGTGTCAATATGCGCAAAATGTGGTATAAATGTTTAAACCGTTTGGAGTTATAAGATGGGCATAATGGATTTTTTGTTTGGTACACCAGACCAAACCGGACAGCTAGATCCGAGGATTGAAGCTGCAAGAAATTTTTTACTTGAACAAGCTATGCAGCAATCAAGCGCTGGACCTGTAAATGTCCCTCAATATCAAGCTATTGCCCCAACTGCAATGTATAGTGGAACAAATCAACTCCTAAGTTCTTTAGGTTTAGACACAGTCGCCGCACCTTCTATGCCAACGACAAACATAGGCGGTATTGAGGCATACACCAGTCAGCCATTTCAAGAGCAAATGGAAACGTCTTACGCCGAAGCATATCCCGGTCAATATGATTTCTTGCGATCTTTCTACATGGACCCGGTAACTGGTGAACGAGGCATTCGCTCCTATGGATATGTTGATCCAAACGCGCCTGTTACCATGCCGGGTGGTGGTTCTAACGGGGGAAACCAATACAATAATAGCGATTCTGACGGCACTGCTGCTGCATTGCAAAGGCATTACGAGTTATTTCCAGAAACTGCTCCGGGTGCAAGCACATACGGTTATGTGAACAACGATGGTTTTATTGACGCCCCGGCTCCTTCATCTGGATTTTTTTCGGGTGGAGGCGCTGATGGTGTTGGTAATTTTGGCAAGGTCGGTGATTTCTTTGGAGGTCTTTTCAAATGATTGGTTCAAACGTATTTGGGCAAGCCCAACAGTATCAAACACAAGCTGGTGATGTATATAACCGCATGGCTAACTTCCAAGCGCCTACGGTGCAAGCGGTTGGTCAAACTCAAAGCCCTACATTAGCGCAAACTAACGTAAATCAGTATATGAACCCTTATACCGAGCAAGTTATTCAGCGCGGTGAAGCCGACATTGCTCGACAACGAGAGCAGGCGTTAAATTCGCTAGGCGCTCAAGCTACAAATGCAGGAGCTTTTGGCGGATCACGTTTTGGTTTGGCTGAGGGTGAAACTTACGGTCAATATGGTCGTATGGCGGCTGACATGGCGGCTAACCAACGAAATCAGGCTTACAATCAAGCAATGCAATCAGCGCAATTTGACGTAACCGGGCAACGGTCAGCGGCAGAAGCGGCGGCGGCAAGAGAGCAAGCGGCACGGATGCAA